TTACTTTAGATGCAATTCAAGCAAATAAATAAAGAGCCCCAAGAATGAAGCTCCTAAAAGTCCCATACCCCACTTAAGGGTACTCACCAAACTTTTTAGTCTATCGCATAAATCTTCCAGCTTTTCATCTACTCTCTCCCCTTTTCCTTCAAGCATTTTAAGCCTGCTGTCATGTTCATCAAGAGTATTATCATGTTCCTCTAATTTTTCTTTTATATGTCTGTGTCTTTCTTCATCTAGCTTTGCATCATAACATTCACTCATATATCTAGCCTCCTGTTTTAAAACAAAATAAAAAGACTATCTCTAGTCTCTACTCTACCTTATTGTTTTCTTCTACAATATCATATCCCAATGATTCACAATAAGATTTACATTCTTCAATGGAAAAAAATTCTTTCCCTGTAAATGAATTAAATGGCTGTATATATCCTATAGTTCCATCCTCATTATATCCTTCAACTCTTAAATTATTTTCACTATTTAATATTTTATAATTCATGTTCACATCTCCTAAATACCATTATTTAAACTAGCTGGTACTACATTAAAAGTTAATTTTACTTCTGTTTGATCTGAAAGAGTAATATTTGTTATAGTAGTGCCTATTAAGAATACTACACCTTCTATAGAATTTATGTCAGAGTTAAAATTTAAACTGGCCGGTAAATTTTCTATAGAAGATATTCCTATATTATCAGAATTTCTCAATATAATTTTATAATATTTCCCTGAAATTAGATCTAGCTCTATATCTGTTATGCCGCCTCCTTTTGTTGGAACTGGAGGAAAAACAATGTCTGATATATCCAAATCAATAACACTTTTACTATAAATAGTATCTACTAGCATCATATTTTTCCATGTTACATACACGTCATTATGAAAATCAACTGGAATAAAATCTTCTGTAATATTGTTTTTAATATTTAATGATACTATATTAATCACTGGATTAGTTTGTTCTTCATATATAATATCAGTTCTTGCTATTTCTAATCTATTAATATTACTCCTAAAACTAGTTTGTAAAAAACTCAATTTATTACCATCAGGATTTTGTATTATTTTATTTCTACTAATATTCATTGTATTTGTATTCGTAGATGATATCCTGAATCCACCAATTTTATTTCTATATGTGTTCACATAATCTTCTAGTGTAATATTAGCCATAATTTATCACTTCCCTACTTAAGATGGAACTATGTTAGTATATATGGAAATCATCCCATCTCCTTGAATTTTAATAGGTACTGACATATCTACGTCCTGACTTGTTGTTATATTTATTGTTTTAGAGTTTGTATCACTAAAAACTGCATTCCCTTCTAATAATAGTTGTAAATTGGTTATTACACGATTTCCTTCATTGTTTCTAGTAGATACTATTATATTGGAATCCATGTCCTCTCCTGCATAAGTAAGATTAGGATTTTCAAAATCTGTATTAACTGTAATTACAGCCCCCACAGAGAACACCTTTAATTTAGCATCATTAACTAATCCGTCCAAACTCGTTATATACCATATTCTTTCTAACTCATCTATTCCACAGGAATATATTGGTTCACTTATAGTATCCTGTACGATAAATTTTGATGTTATCGTATCTACTGTAACTATATCTAATCCGTTTTGTCTAATAACTAATAAATTTTTGGCATTATTCAAAGGGAAAACAGCTTGTGGAATATCTGCACTACCACCTAATCCTGGTTTATAATCTACTAATTTGAGTGTGTCTCCATTAATTTCAAACAAATACATAAAGCAATATGCAGCATAATTTGCTGAAGTTGCAGTAATATTAATATTAGCAGAAGCATTCGATGTATTCGTAGCAATTAAATATTTTTTACTTCCGAATTCCAAATAGTTCAATATAATATTTGTATTTCTGGTAGATTTTGTTAAATTATTAAGTACTTCTGGAATATGATATAATCCATCTACTAATCCATTTAAATCCACTGTAATTGGTACTTGTGTGGCTACTCCATTATCTAAATCTATTTCACATTTACCTATAGTATATTTAGCTCCTCTATAATTAGAACCTTCAACAGTTCCGTCTACAAAATAAACAGTTTTATTATCTAGTGTAAGAGCTGGCTCAAAATGAAGATCGGATGCTCTTGCATGAAGATTTGATGGAGGTGTTATTGGTATTGTAAGTAAATTAGTTACTGTTAAATCTGTTTTAGATAATTTAGATATAGCAAATGTAATTAAAATAGCAGCAGAATTATCCATATTCGGATATCCAGTTTGTATAGAATGAAGTATGATTAAATCTCCCTCAGTAGTTCTCCCTATTATATTATATATATACCCTAATGATGACAAGGCTATATTGGAAATAGTATTATTAGTTCTATTGATATATCTTAAGATACTTTCTTCATTGCCTACAGCATCTCTATTAGAAGCAGCCCTATATCCTACTCTATTTGTTATAAATTTATCATCATCTAATGCTATAATTCCAGATTTAAAATTACTAATATCAGTAGAATTTACCCAAGTTATCTTATTTGTATTTTTACTAATCACCATAATAAAAGTACTTTTATTCCCAACAATATAATTACTGCTGGGAGTTATTATAACTTCATCTCCATTGCTTAATCTTGCATTATTCTTAAATAAGGTATTTACAGGCAAATACGGCATCCTATATGGAAATTTATTAGCATCTCCTATACTTCTGTTAAAGTATCTAGTAGAAGTAAATGGAGAAGTCATAAAATTTATACCACTCATACGTGTTCTAATTTTATCTTTATAACATGTTATAGGTGAAAGAGTATATTTATCGCAGGGTATTCCATCCAAATAAATTGCATCATCTGTTTCAAAAAAATGTGAAATTGCCGTAGCATACAAATACTCTGTTGACAAATTAGCTATATTACCTCCTTTAACAGTCTTTGCTCCAAAATCAATAAAGGTATTCATTTTTATTGCACCTCTTTCAATATCTTAGTTATCATATTAATTGTCCCATCCCCATTTGCCTTAATAATTAGATTATTTCTTTGGGTATCAAATGAAATAGTTCTTTGAGGAGGAATTATTCCCCCATAAAGTATTATTTCTTCTGCCATAATTTGAAAAGATAACTTTTTAATGGAAGATGTATTTGTAATATCTATAATAGAATTTAATATAGTACCATTTATAGAATTTAAATCGGCAATTGTAGCAAATGTTATGTTAGAAAAAGTTTTGTTTAATGTTTCTGTAGTTAATTCTTTATTTTTTATTTTCTCATTTAATTCTGATATTTTTTGGTTTATATAGTATGAACTCCAGCCTGTATCCATTCCAATTATACTATCATCCAAAACAATATCTTTATTTAAAGTTACACTAAAAAATTCACTCATATATTCACCTACTCACTTATTACAAGTTGAAAATCTCTTACAGAAAAATTATGATTATCAGCATTTTTAGTTATTTTTACAAATATATCTTTACTCTGTTCTTGAGCTAAATCCAAAATTGCAGTGTCAGAATACGTTTCACCATCTAAACTCAACTGAATTAAATCATTACTTGAAGTCTGTATTCCAATATTTAGTCCTGTATAATCAATATTATCTACATTTTTGATAGTTATGCTTTCTTCTAGGTCTTTCAATATTCCTGGACTTGTATTTGTGACAACCAACCCATTATAGATTATTTCAATCTCATATTTACTTAATACATATACATCACCATATTTTAAATCTATTAGTCCAGATTTATATAGTTCATTTCCATTAGTGTCTTTGAAAACAAAGTATCCTTGAATATTTGAATCTAAAAATACTTTGCATTCCATATTACTATCAAAAACTCTAGTTTTAAGTAAATTGTCATTTACATCATATAGTTCACAAACAGTATTTTCAGCAAAGTTTTGCAGTGTTACATATGGATTTGCATAGACTTTATAGTTATTCAGAATGAAATCTTCATTACTGTACTTTTCAAAACCTTGATGAAGTATTTCATCTGGAAAATTCATTCCACCTATATTGGTATAGTTAATTCCATCATCTGACACATAGGCTTGGATGTAATTATCCTGCTTAAGTATTTTCCAAAACTTATGCTGTTCATCTTGCTTTTTATCTTTAACTCCAAAAGTATATTTTTCATTATCAAAATATATTGCAGAGTAATCATCAATTCCCATAGAATCAAAATTTTCTTTCCCAATTTCTATAACGAACTCTTGAAATTTAAAATTTCTCTCAATTTTACTATTTGAAATAAGTTTTACTTTTCCTGTGTTAATATCTCTTGAAACATTTGCACTTCCAGCAAAATCACTAAAAGAAGAGGTCAAGAAGAAATTCTCAACCTCTAGCAGTCCATCTTTAACTTTTATAAGTTTCATATACCCACATCCTATACATTAGGTTGCATCATATAATCATATGGTACAAATTCAACTACATATATATTATCTGTACCACTTGTAGCAATTAACTTTTTAGCCTGTTCAAGAGCATCTTTATAGCAATTTGTAGAGTAAGAATTTATAGGATTACCGTATTTATCTATTACTCCTCCATAATTCAAAGAAGTTAAGCTTCGAAATTGTCCACTTAATATTCCCCATTCTCTTTGCCGTGGTGTTTTAAAGTCTATTAAATTAGCCATCAATATCATCTCCTAAAATATTTTTCTTTTCTGTATTTTGAGTCTCAATATAATAATATCTTTTACCTTTTCTTTTATTTAAAAATGTTATTAAATCACCATTTTGAGCAATTCTATTAAAGTCTCTCTCTATATCCATAGCCTTTGTATTCCTCCAAAGTGGGACTATATTAAAATGATGATTCTTCAAATAATCTATTAAATTTGCTATAAGTACTCCTATAGCTTGTAATCCAGTATTCAAATTTAAAGAGTATACTTTTTCTGCCTCCCATCTAATCCATCTATAAGCTCTATAGTAATCTGAATTAGGTGTAGACGTTTTTAAAGTATACCAATCATACAATAGCTCCATAATAAATTGCATTGATTCTTTATCTGTACAACATAGCCATCCCTGAACATTATCATGCCATATCATAATTAAAATATTTACTAGATCTATCATAATTTCAATACTTGTTGAACACGTAGGAATATTATAATCCGTCCCCCAAGTATTTCCCCATCCTATAGGGTGATTTATAAACCTAAGGTACTCACAATCTGGATTATTTAAAAGTTCCTGATTATAATTAAAATCCTTATTAGGAATGATTAAACTATCTCCTGGATCTGTGAGATTTAGCCACCACCATCTTTTAATAACTTCTATATATTTAAAATTTCTTTCTTTATATAATTCATTTTTCAATTCATTTTTCATATAACAATAATAAGCTTTGATTATTACTGCACTACTTATATCATCTATGATCTTTTCTACTTTTCTTTTGTAAATATTCCATATCCCTATTTTATCTAATCCCCTATAGGTAAGTTTAAATATATCTATTTTTATCTCTTTTGATATTCTTATATAACTCTTAAAATAAATATTTTTCTCGGCCTTCCTATTTAAAAATCTACTGTTAAAATATTTAGCTATAAATTTAAAAACTATTTTCTTTAAGTACAAATGGCTGTAAATTTTATTCATATCTTTATAGGAATATTCACACAGAGGTCTATTGTATAAGGATTTTATTATATGATGCTTAATTATTCTCTGGATACTTTTATCTATTTTTATTTTACTTATATTTCTAATATTGATTCTTTTATTTAACTTTTTATCTATCACATTGAAATTAATATTTCTTAAACCTATTCTACTAAACATACCTGCAATGCACTTAATAAGAAGCTCCTTCTGAAAGGCTCTCTTAAAGCCAATATTTGCATTTGAAATACTTAAATCCCTTTGGGCAATCCTCCTCAAGGCTTTTAATGTAAATTTATTAATATCATACATATGGAAAATTGTTGCTAATTTAAAACTTTCTGTGCAAAATTCATAGTATAGCCTTTCAAGATTAAAAGAGTTATAAGAATTTACAGACACTAATTGCTCACAAATTGAAAACATCCATATTCTATTATTTTTATAAATCCCATCTTGCCAGGATCTTGATAAATTTATGCCATTTCTTATAATTAGTTCTTTATTTATACCTTCTATATTGAGTATTGCTTCCTTGCTTTTAATAAAATCAGGTTTATTTGTTTTTAGATAAGTAGTACTCAACACGTTTAGTTCCTTATTTATTAATCTTAAGTTTTTGTATCGTTCTATATTTATTGTTTTGTTGTCCACTTTAAGTAATTTATTTTTTTTAACTACTGTTACTTTTCTACATTTATTTGCAAGTTCTTTTGTATACTTTCTATTATAAATTTCATAGTTTCTCTTAATCAGGAAATAACTATTTACATATTTAAATATGTCAAAATTAGGATTATTTCTAAACAGTTCTTTTCTAAATTTCTTATTAATTTCTTTAGAACCTACTATAGACAATGTAATTACCTTAGGTTTTATTATTCGTCCATAAGTGCAATATTTAAATGGAGCTCCAAAGCAAATATTATTTACATAATTAAAACTACACAGAGGAATTTCATATAAGGGCATATTACCACCTACTTATTCAAATCTATTCAGAGGCTTTATAACACCTGATAGCAAGACAATAATTTATATTTGCACTATTGTTTAAAAAGTTGAAAGGTGCTGTAATTTTAAATTTTTTATAACTCTCCTCCTGGTCCGTATCTCTTAGATATACCAGTTTATCTGCATCATAAATACTTGAAGCATCTCCTACCAGTACATTAATCATTTTACCTCTTTCCATGTCCACGGGATGGACTAATGTGATATCACTAAATTGATGTTTCTTATGGTCCCACCTGCTTCCTTCCACATTGCATTTATCCATAAATGGATTAGTTGTATAGAACGCCGGATAATGAGGTTGATATGGCATCCCTACTTTATTCGCTATCATGCAAACATCAGTCACTCCAGTAGCTGTTCTAACTCCATAATAAGTTACATAATCAGGTTCAATATCAGAGCCGGTCGTTATTCCAAAATTATACTCATCATCAGTGTATGCACTATCTTCCACAGGCTTTAGTGCTCCAATATAGCAGTAACTGGTCAAATAATTATTGTATGGAGCAACATCTGCAGAAGGATCTCCTCTTAATACTAAATTTATAGAATCCTTTGTAATGTTTAACCAATATTGTACTGGTAGAAAATCTTTTATTTCTGGAGATAAAGCCTTATACCAGGCCAACCTATGATTATATCTTTGCTGTATTTCAGTTGATATATCTATATCAGTACCATCTGAATTAAGTTCTTTGGCTATTTTTATTTTTATACAGTTTAAAGACAGCCCTCCATTCATAGCACTAACGTAGTTATTATACTCTGATGGATCATGATATTCTCCATTTATTGCAATCTTGCCTGCCATTATTTCCAAAACTTGTGCATCAGTTCTAGTTCCTCCAATAACATTGTGTAAACTTTTAAAATTGCTTAAAGCTTGAAATTCCTCTATAGAGATGTCTTTTATATCCCTCCATATCTTTATATAAAAAGTTTTTCCGTAACTTGTAGTAGCTTTTAATATACATGTATCATCAGGTCTATCTACTGTAAATATAGTTTGTATACCATCAGCTACACTTCCATCGGTTATTAAATCTATTTGTTGTTGTGTAGTAATCCCTATTTTGTCTATACTATCTGGCACTACTAAATCCCATTTATAAATTCCTGCATTTTGAGTTATCTCCGTAACAAGTGTTTTGACTAAATTCTTTACACTGGTATTACCTTCAACATAGTAAAAGTCTTCTGTTACAGCCATCTAATATTCCCTCCTTATTTTTTAAATAAATCTTGCTTAATGAACATATCTGTTATTTTCTTAGTTTTTAAATCTATGCTACATACCCCATATCCTAAAGAACTGATGTTATCAACCTTAATATTATATTCTTTAAGAAGTACAATATCGTAAGATCTTTTTTCATATATTTTCACATTTACAGAATCTTTTAATAAAACGCTATTGAAATCATGAACGTATATCTCTAGCTTTTTATCATAATGTCCTTTAACCGATATTATTTCAGGATTGCTATTGGTCATATGCTCTGTATAATCCCAGTTTAAATAAAAACCATCATATGATTTATTGCTATATGACACATGCTTATCTCCTATAATTCCATGAAGGTCCATATCGCAAGGTGAATTTTTCTCCCATTGCATACGAACTGCTATATCCCAATCATTTGGTATATCATTTATATCTGGATTCTCAGGTGATGTCGGATCTACCGTAGTTTCTTTTCCTTCTATATATTCCAAATCAATTGTGCATTGCCTGCTGTTGCCACTTAAATTGTGCAAAATAAAAGAAATGGGCGTATTAGCATTTACTTTATAATAAGTATTAAAGTATTTATGCTCTCCTATTTCTTTGGTTGTGGCACTGTCTATTATTCTGTTTTTATCTATTTCAAGGCTATATCTATCTTCTTTTTTCCAACCTGTCTGATTTAAATGCAATCCTGACAAATACACATCTTTATCAAAAATAAACTCATTCTTGTAGTCTCCAACTATGGCAGGAACATCAAGTAAAGCTCCCTGGATTTTTTGAGTACCTGTATATTTTCCTAATATGAATTGCTCTATCTTATTTTTAAGTCCTTTGTACTTTTCATCTGGCAGCAAAGATTCTATTTGACTTAATAAAGATTCCAAATTTCCAGTGTTTAATTGAGGATATTTGCCTTTCATTGCATCATCTATAAGCTTCAGCAAATCTTTCTTCAGTTGATCTTCCAATTCATCAAAATTTATAATATACTTTGGCAAACTCATTTTATGAATCCTCCAATATATTAAAATCTACCCACAGTATCTTAGAAGATTCACTTACATTATTAAATGCAAAATCTATCTTCTGCCCTGCAGTTACTGGATAAAAAACATTGAAGAACTTGTTTTCTCCATATTCTTTGGTCCGGACACCAGTAAATAACTCTGTATCTTCTACTTTTAAATCCCATGTATCCTGGAAATTCCATGATGATTGAGATGTAGTTATTCCAGTTATTCTTCCACTAGCAGGTACGGTAAATTCTATAGTATGTGCTCCTTCAACAGCTGGAATCTGGAGCATTTCTCCATATATTTTCTGTGTTCCACTTATACCTAAATTTCCTGCTAAACCATCAAGCTTAACTCCTAGAGCATTTAATGCATTAATCAGATCTGTATAATTAACACCTTGTATCTTGTCTCTTATTTGAGTAAGCAAATCCTCCATGTTGTCTGTAGGTACTGTTATAGTTCCAATATCAACATTGACTCCATTTTCAAGATAAGCTTTTATCGCATCTGCCAGTTCATCAAAGTTTATTACATATGAAGGTAAACTCAATTAAATCACTTCCTCACACCTCAGTTATCGTATTAACTAACTCATCTGAGCCTTTATTAATCTGTACTGTCTCAATGCTGCCATCAGGATAAGTTGTTTTTATTTGATATACTTTTCCACTGCCATCTCTTATAAGTTCTTCTGACCATTGATCTGAATCAGTGCCATATATGCATTTAACTACCTTTTTTGTATCAGCATCTCTTATTAGTTGTATTGGATATTCAACAAGTTGACCGGTATATGGCTGCTCCCCTGTATCAACAGAAATCTTATTACCTACATTTCTCTTTCTAAGCTCCTGATTTAATATATAGACAACAGGATCTCTAAAATTTTTAAATCCCATGCCAGACATTTTAACTTGCCTCCTTTATAAGACCAGAGTCAAGAAGTTTAGGGAGTGTATATATTTTATTTTTATCTTTCATACCTTGAAGCTGCAAAGTATTTGTATATCCATTGTCAGCATCCACTTCCGTATCTATTCCAACTACCAAATAATATCCTGGGACTGTATTATCTCTTAATAATTTTACTACTTGTCCTATATCAATATCCTTATTACCTAAAGTAGGAAGTATTGTCAAAGGAGTACTGTTTCTCCAATAATCTAGGAACTGCCATCCTGCTACAGCTTTTCTTTTTTCTTGTGTATTGGCCAATGGATTATCTATTATGTCATACCATTTCTCATCATTAAGATATTCCGTCATAGATGTATCTTCAAATTTAGCAAAAGCAATATAATCTTGATTCTTAATTTTTACACTGCAAGTTATCTTAAGGATATTTTTCATTAAAGATGCATCTCTTCCAGCAGTATCAGAAGAATTATTGGTAGAGTCCTGGTACACCCAATCAAAATGATTTGCATCTCCACCACCTTCAATATACGGTGGATACTGCTCTTCCAAATATATAGTTCCATTCTTTCCACATCTTACAGATGCATGCATTGTTTCTATGAAATTTTGTATAACATCCATAAATACAGTACCATCAGCTATGGTTAAATTTGAAATACTATAATTAGTACCACCTGAGCGATAGAAACTTAGTCCAACTCTTCTAACTAAATCTGAAATAACATCCGCAGCTGTAGTAGCGCCATATTTTATCTCACCATCACATACATTCAAAAGCCTGTAAAACATATCGTGGCAGGTTAAGGTTATGGTTTTATCCTGCTCATTGTATTCATACTTTTTAATGATTCCTGAAAACTGACATACAACATCAAACCATATTTCAAGTCTGGCAAAGTTATCTATTATTCCAGAATTGCCTCCTTGAAATGCTGCAATTGGAAGATTTTCATATTCTGCTATTATTGTAGCTTCTGATACTTGTGTATCTTTGGCCCTATTTATTCTTATACTTACAAGGCTATTTCTAAGTATTATTTTATCTGCATCTGCAGTGCCATAACTTATATAACCTTTCTTTTTGTATATCTCCACTCTAAAATCCATTATCATCACTCACCCAACCAGAAACATCATGATTACATAAAAGATGTATGGCTATATAATATATATCTCCCTCCACAGGAGTTGATGGTTCAAATTGTTCTTGTATATAGCCTTTATAGGTAACATCAAATTCATTAATCAATGTAAGCCTTTCAAAATATCTATTCAAGAACATCAGATAGGTTTCTATATTCTTCTGTGTCTCTTCATCAGTCTCACCTTTAACTTGAAATGCTAAAGTGCATTCAATTATACAATCACTTTTAAAATTCTGCTGAAATTGGGTGTAACCTGAAATAGTTCTAACACCCTTTCTGTAATATGCAGGATAAGGAGGCTTGTAATTGGTTATAATTGCACCTGTATCAGTTCCATCATCATATAAAAGCTGTATGTTAAATTCTTCTAATCTTTCACACATAGGAAGATGCCTCCTTATTTCTAATCTCTTATTACATCATTCATAAAGAAATCTACCAATCCATTTTTAAGTGAGGTTTTAGCCATTGATTTTACTTCATCTGTAAGTTTTGCAGTGCCTTTTTCTCCAGTGTCTGATACAGTTACATATAGATTTATCTTTGGATCAAAATTAAGTAATTTAGCTCCTCCATTATTGCTTAATTTTCCAGTATTACTACTTCCATAAGCGCCATTTAATGCAATATTATCAATTCCATGAAAATCAGGTTTTGTATTACCCAATTTTTTGATACCATTTGCCAAGGCCATAAATCTCTGCTTTATAGGGTTCTGCATCTTATCTACTCCATTTACATATCCTTGACCTGTATTTACACCAAATTCATCAAAAACAGTTGAAGGAGAATGTATGCCCAGTACAGCCTTAAAAGTATTTTTTATAGAATTAGCTATTGATGTTACTTTATTTTTTATTTTACTTCCCATGCTACTTATACCATTAAATAAGCCTTCAAAAATAAATTTTCCTATTGATTTAAAGACTCCACCAAGTCCTGAAAATATTGCCTTCCACCCTTTTACAACCATTCCTAAAAACTTTCCAAAACCAGTAAATATATTCTTCCATCCTGCAACAAGCTTACCTAACGCTCCACTAAAGTCTGTAAAAATTAATTTCCATCCTTTAATTGACTTGGAGAAAAAACTTCCAATAGATTTAAATATATTTTTTATAGCATTTCCAAAAGCAGATGCATATTTTTTAAAAGCATCCCAATGTTTAATTACTTCATAAACAATCAATCCTAATCCAACTATAATTCCAACAGTTATAAGTACTGGAGGATTAATAAGTGCAGGAAGAGCTGAAAAAATACTTGCAGCTGATCTTAATCCTCTAAATATAGTTCCTACTGTTCTCGCTGCATTGCCAATTTTACTCATAGCCCCAACTACTGCCATGGTTGATGTTATAAACTTACTGAATATAATCATTGTAGGTCCAAAAGCAGCTGCTATAATCCCTAGATAAACAATTGCAGTTTGAATAGGTCTTGGTAAATTAGAAAATCCATCAGCAAGCTTTCCTATAAAATCTGCAGCTTTTCTTATACCTGGTGCAAGAACATCTCCAATTCTTATACCCATAGTTTCTATTGAGCCTTTCATTCCTTCAATAGCACCTTTGAGGTTATTTTGCATGGTGTCAGCCATCTTTTTTCCTTCACCATCACAATTTTTAAGTCCTTTTTCAAGGCTTCTAAACTTATCTGGTCCCTGATCCACCAATGCTAACATTCCACTCATAGCTTCTTTACCAAAAAGAGTTTGCATTACACTGGCTTTTTGTTGTTGTGTTAATCCAGAAGTTTTATCTTTTAATTGCTGTATTACATCTCCTAATGGAAGCATTTTTCCATGTGCGTCAAAAAAGTTCATTCCCAATTCTTTCATTGTTGATGCTGCTGATTTTGTAGGACTTGCCAGATTAGTCAATGCACTCCTTAAAGTTGTACCTGCTTGAGAACCCTTAATTCCTGCATTGCTAAGTAATCCTATAGCTGCAGTTGTATCCTCAAAAGAAATTCCAAGAGAATGAGCTACTGGAGCAATGTACTTCATAGCTTCTCCAGTATCTGTTATGCCAGCATTAGTATCTGCTGCAGTTTTCGCCAATACGTCTGCAACATGAGTAGCCTGGCCTGCTTCCATTCCAAATCCTCTAAGAGAACTTCCTGCTATATCAGATGCAGTTGCTATATCAACATCCCCTGCAGCTGCCAAGCTTAACATCCCTGGCATAGCTTCCAATATCTCATTTGTTTTAAACCCAGCTGATGCTAAATTTTCTTGACCTTCAGCTGCTTCAGTAGCACTAAATGAAGTATCTGCTCCAAGTTTTATAGCCTGTTCTCTTAATTTATTAAATCCATTTCCTGTTGCACCACTTATAGCTTGAACCTTTGACATTTGTGCTTCAAAATCCATTGAAGTTTTTACAGTTGCTGCACCAACTCCAACAAGAGGTAATGTCACTGCTTTAGTAGCATTGGAACCAACAGTATTCATTGCACCACTCAAACTTTTAATTCTTGTTTCAGCAGAATTATTTGAATTCATAAACTGTTTCATTTGTTGGCCTGCACTGCTAAGTCCATTTGTAAATCTCGAAGTGTCCAGCTCCATAAAAGCAACTACTGAGCCTGCGTTTATTGCCATTCTATCACCTCTTTTAGTACACGAAAAAAAGAACCACGTTGAGTGATTCTTTTTAAAATATATTCTGTTTAATTAATCAGCAGGATTACCTTTATTAGTATAAGTTATTGGAGCATCTTTACCAGGTATCTTATCTCCTCTTAATGTTAATTCACTTTCATTTACAAATACTACTACTTCAGCATTCCAAGTATCCCACAGCTTGCCATAATAATTTTTAGTAGGTTGTCCATCATCGCCATCATTAAATCCACTAAGCTGTCTTATCCCACTATCTATTAAGCTTTTAGCATTTTGTTCATTTAATGGCACTTTTGTTTGTATTGCTATCTTAATAGTGCTTTTGTCTTTATGCACTCCTACCCCTGCACCTCGGACAAGCTCGTTCTGTTTCAATGTTTTAACTGTTAAATCAATAGCTTGTTGAGTAGGAGCTATTAGAGCTTGTTTCTTTTCTCCACTGTCTCCACAAGCAGTTACTCCTATGAGCAATATTCCAGTTAAAATTATTCCTAATAATCTTTTCATATCTATGATCCTCCAAATTATTATATCTTTATTGTGCAGTAAATGAAGTTTGTGCCTTGGCATTTCCGACTGTCACATCTATAGTTACTGGATGCCCAGAAGTAGATGTCCCTATTCTAATTGGGATTATCACTTTCCCATTATCTATTTTAAACCCGGCATATGGTGTGTCTTTTGTTTTATAATGGCATATGGCTATGACATTCGCACCTTCTGGCCCAGTAACAGTTAAATGTATAATAGAATTTTTCCTAGGACTGTGATTATCCAAAGAAACATTTATGTTATTATTAGCTGGAGTAGTATTCTTAGTATTTGCAACAACGGGAACTATTTTTCCTGAATCAATACTGTTTTGTAAATTATCAAGGTCTTTTTGTAGATCGCTAAGTCCCTTTTGTAAATCACTATTATTTGTAACAGGTATACTTACATAATTGGAATTAGCCGTTGTGGCCTTAACCGGTGTAACATTTCCACTTACTGTTGGCGGCTGCCAATTTGAACTAGCAATCCTTTCACTTTGGTCTTTGAAATAAGCCTGTTGAGCATTATAGTCTAAAAGTATAGATCCGAAAAACAATAACAAGCAAATAATACCAGGTACACCATATCCTAATACAGCCTGCCACTTTTTCTTAAATAATATTGGATTAAGTATCATAGATTTTGCAAACATTATTAAAAGTACAATTCCAATTAAATATAATATCCACATAATAACATTCCTCAATTAGATAAATTTTACTATATTGTAACAAAATATTCATATCTTGTCCAATAATTGCTATAGTAATTTATTATGCTTCATCATCCATTTAATTGTATCTTCATTGCTATTTGTAGTGGTATGTTTCTTGTCATTCCATCTAGGCGTTCTTGGTTTTTCTTTAGAAAGTTCACTCAATATATAATCACATGCTTCATCAAAACAGAAGGCATCATAATCATTTTTTATGCTTAAAATTTGGCTTGGTCTTATTTTGTAAGTCTTTGCCATTGCTATTATCGACAGTACTCTTTGTGACCTTACGAAAGGATTTTAGTCCTTCTATCCCCTGTTGGCTATATGCCCAAAGTTCAAACTTTTGTTCATCTGTAAGCTTTAAATTTGTTTCCTTTAGTTGTTCTATACTTGGTTCTACCAAAGTATTTTTGCAAATTATATCAATAATCTGTCCATGTTCTTTTAAATCTACTTTTTGTATATCTTCCTGATAAAAGAGTTTTCTCGCTACTCCCAAAAGTTGATTAGGTATGCTTCCATCTTGGCATAATCCCAAAATAGATGGCCTCTTTGTTCTTACACAAATAGGCTTATCACCTACAAATGGTGATAGTTCTATTATCTCAGTAGATTGATTTTTCAATTCTTCCATGCTTGTTACTTTTAATTCATTCATACAAATTCCCCTCCTATTATGCTGTAGTAAACTCAACTGTTACTGAAGTCGTATTACCACTACCATCTGCTTTTCTAATTGATGCTGCTATAGCTTCATAAGTAATACCTGCAGATATGCTAGTTGGTATAAACGTTATTATCTTTTTAGTTGTATCCATAGTTACATTACCTGGAACAACTGATCCATCTGATTTTTTAGTAACTTTAAAATTGGCACCTATTACGTCTGCATCATTTACAGCATCAGCAAATACCCAAGTTACCTTACAATCACTTCCTATGGTGACTCCTGGTGTTCCAGTGGATTCATCTGGAGTCGTAGGTGCTGGCGGACTAGGTACTGTTGCACTAGTATCTCCTCCGGTGCTTGTTTCTCCATCAGGTAATGTATCTACAAAAGTAATATATACAGGCTTTTCGCCTTTCTTTGGCCTGCTAGTTGATTCAAATTCAGGTACATAGAACTTTCCATCCTCAAATTGAAATTCAACTGGTGTTCCCTTATTATGCTTAAAAGAGAATTGTACATATCTAAGCGTTGATGAATCATAGTCTTTTTCTTCGCTGTATAAATTCAAAGTATATGGAATTTTATTTACTGCTTTTCCTACTTCTGCCCCCTCATATCCTGTTGGAGTTGAAGTACCTCCATCCACTAATGCCATAATTTCAGGAGAAAATGTATTGTCTGTAAGTTTTATATTGTATCCAATACAAATATCTTCAGTTCTATTCATAGCAAGTACTCTATTTTTTACCCTAAGTATATCTTCCTTACCTTTACTTAGATCAGGTTTTGCATCTGCTTTTTCAGCAGTATCAAAAATAAATGCTTCACCTGTTATTTCATTTATTATCTCTGCCAACGCTATATTAGCAATTGGCAAAGATGAAGTTTCAGTCTCTGACATTCTGTTTTACCTCCTCAATCTTTGAAATGTTTGATATTCAACTGTTTGTGTATATCCACTTACTGTATCATCTAAAACAGCTGGTGTAATATTACCTGTAGGCCTTATATAATCTTTTAATTCACTTAAAAAATATTGAACCTGTGTAGTATATGGTTCCATATTTGAATAATTTGTTTTAGGACAGTAAATAATTATATCTAATGTCTGCGATCCTATTTGATTGCTGCCCTGAAATCCCATAGTTCCAGTATTTTTTACTACAACATAATAAGAGGTGCATTTTCCTTCGTGCTGTCCTGGAGAATACACATCCACCCCTTTACTTTTGAGTAATAAAAAAACACGTTCCCATACGGTACGTGGCGTATATGTTCCATTTATATAATTTTGTAATGTATCTCCTAGAACTGCATATTTAAAACTAATTTCTGCCATAATATCACCTTATTTTAAAAGATTAGCCATGCCACTAATAAATTCAGGAGTAAGCTTCCTAACTGTAGGCCTTAATATTGCATACTTACCTTCATTAGCAAGTTCCAATTGAGAAAAAGAAGGAGCTACCTCCATACCAACTTCATCGTCTGAACTTGTACCTTTTGCATGAGCTAGTTCAAGATATGGAGAGTAATTCATATTTCCAGCTACAAAGGCACTACATTTATTTTTATCTTCCCATTTGAATCCACCTTTTATAGTCTGTCTTGCATTCCCTGTTCTATCTTTCCATTTAGCATTATTCTTAGCATAACCTTCCATCTTTTTACCGGAACTGTCACAATAAATCCCCACTGCAGCTTTCACTTTTCCATTTACTCCACCACTTCCACTAGCAATTTTCTTCAAGAAGTCAGATGCATCAAACTTAAAACCATCCATAATTCTCATTCCTTCCTTTTCAAGTAAGTATCCCAGACAATATCTTCAATGTTACCCTTATCAATTATTTCATACATAATATCATCAAGCTTAAAATAATCATGCTCTTTTATTTTTTTAACTTCATTATCTAATATAAATAAAAGCCTATCTTCATAGTTTCTGTTTAAATTTGCTCCATCATTTGTAAAATTGGTTATATAAGTACCACCTTTATGATAATATCCTTTGACAGTACAAACATATTGATCTTCCTGATGTTCTCCAAATACATTTTTGCCTGTTCTTAGAATTATTATATCCTTCATAAATGGAGTAACTTTTCTTATGAGTTGTCTTCTTATTCTCTGCTTTTTAGTCTCATCCCATTTCATTGGCCATCAGCTCTTCTCATAGTTGTAATATATTGAGGTGCTGGCTTAAACTGTTTTGCAAGTGCAAGCCAGTATTCTCTATTACTAGAAAGTTTTATATCAGACAATGTAAGCGAATCATCTGCCACAGCTTTTTTCATACATCCTTCATAACTTGCAGCTTGTATATCTCCATTATTCTTATCAAGCAATAGCTGCAGGTCCTCATCATCAAAATAAGGATACTCTTTCTCTTGTAGATTGAATTTTAATATATCTAAATCACTAGTCATATTTTCACCTACTTACCATCTGCAGGTGGATTTTGTGGTGGAGTAGAATCTTGTATACTATCTTGATTAATATATTTTATATATCCTTTTTTCTTAAACTCCTCCAAATCAGATTCTCTTATTTTAAGTTTCTCTCCCGCTTTCTTGGATGCTTTATCATAACGAATGTTAACTTTAGTAGTTATTTCAACCATATTTTCTTTAGATACTGCCATTTATATCAATCCCTTCTACACATATAAAGTTTAATTTTCACTATGCTACTGTTGCAAAAAAACATTCTTCTGCTCTATCAAAAGATGGGCAAACGATTTGTGATACCTTGGTATCTACCTCGACAGGATCTTCTTTAACCATAGTAGTTATTGCTATTCCTGTTTTAATTACCTGTGTATCAAGTTTTCCACTTCCGTATTCTTTATCAAATTCCTCTGGAGTGACAGCATAAAGAGTTTTTCCTAAACTACCAGCAGGTATAAGAGTGACTAGATCATCCTCATAAAAATTCATAGTTACCCCTTCTTCATTTACATAGTTACCATTCAAAATAGCTATCTGTAATCCTAATTTTTTACTTAAGAAAGAAACATAATCTGAATCAGTTAGTATAACTTCTCCTAATACTCTTGATTTAAGATCATTAGTTATTGCTGTATTTTGTGTAATATAATTGAATGTTTTTTGCGTTAATAACATTCTGCTTGGTTTCTCCAATCCTTCATTAGTAAATACTTTTTGCCATCTATCTATGTCTCCAACTATATCAGACGAAGGATCACTCCACGCTGAAGTTCCAGCTAATACCTCCTTGTGTTCCGCAGGTATAATATAGTCAACTACAATGTCTCCATCTTTTGTTGTTATATTTATCTCACCTTTTTGAATAGCTTGGGCTCTCATTCGAGTTGATTGAACATCTGCACCTGCTACTAAAGTTGCATAGTTTTCAAATACAGTTTTAGTTATAAATTCAACTAAGTTTTGATTGTTGCTGTTCTGTGCAATTATTAAATCTCTTCTATCTTTCTCCTTTATTCCTATAGCTTCTTTGAAAAATGGCATTTCTTTCTTTTCAACAGATATGTCTGCTTTCAATGCCCTTACTTTAGCAGCTGTATCAAATGTAGATAGTCTTAAAGCTACAGGCTTTAGATTTGCACCTTTTGCTATCTCTATTTCTGTGCTTAATTGTTTAGTAACTGGAAATAAAGCCTGATCTATTGTTGTTTGTGGTGGTAAATTTTTAATGTATAAAGCTATTTCTTTAGAGTTTATAAAATCTTTTAAATCCATTATCTTTCCCTCCTAATTCATTATAAAAATTTAATCATATTTAGAGCAGTTATAGCTTCATCAGTAACTGTGTCACCTGAGTACTCTTCAATTTTAGATTTATTTACAAAACCATGTATCATAACTGGAAGTATCTCTGTTCCCATTGAATTATTAAAATCAATATCTTCAAAAAGTATTCCAAAAGATGTAGTACCATTAGCTGGCTTACCATCTTTATCTACTAAAATTCCAGCAGGAAGTACTCCATCAATTAATTTTGCAGTGACATCTGTTTTAGCCACCTTTATATTTATATTTACAAAGTGATCTCCTGCTATTTCTCTTATATCCTTCTGTCCTACACTTATTTTTTGTGTACTTTGTCTCATTATTTATACCCCCTTGTTATTTTAAGAAAAAGCTATCTAAATTTTCACTTACTTTAACGGCCTCTACCTTTTCAGCAGCTAGTCTTTCACCCAAACTTTTACCCTTGTTATTTTCACTTCCACCATTATTAGAATCACCTGGATTACCTATATTACCAGTTCCGCCTGAATTAGAATTTGTTTTATTACTATTTTCATCAAACAAATAACCATCAGATTTCTTCAAACCTTCAAGCTGCTCTTTTAATCCAATAATATCCTCACCATCTAATTTCAAATTTTCTAAATTTAAAAGAGCTTTTACTGTCTTAGGATTTTTAGCTTTGGCACCTGTAAGAGCTTTATCAAGCTTAGTATCAAAGTTTAATTTTTCAATCTTGGCTTCATAATCCTTGGCAGCATTTTTATTTTCCTCTTTGAGTTTTTCAATTTCAGCTGTAAGTTCTTCATTGCCTTTTGCCTTATCCTTCAAATCTTCTAACTGATTATCTCTGTCCTTCAGCTGTTTTTTATAATCCTTTATAGAGTTGTTTACAGTATCAAGTTCAGATTTTTGAACATAATTTTTACTGTCTACCAAATCTATATCTTTGTATTTCTTCTGGATATCTTCAGGTATTTGTGTAAATGAATCTCCCAATATCTCATTTAATTTTGGCATTATATCATCTTCCCTTCTCAAATTTTTATAAATAAAAAGCCCTATCTCTAAGACTTATCAAAGCCACATTTCATGTTAAATGTATTCCCATAAAATTGTTTTTCTATCTTTTCGCGTATTTCTTTTGAGTTAGTATTTATAGTACTATAATCACCCATTTTAACAGCTACAGAATTACGTACTCTCACAACTGGAGCCATTAAATAACTTGTAACTGGTGCTACATGATTAATTGAAGCTTTTTCCGGCGTTTCTATAAATGTACAAGCTTCCATTCTCTTATTGCTGCAATCTTTTGCCCTTGAACATTTTCTGCATTTCTTTGATAATTTACTTATTAATCCCATTTCCTACTCCCCTTCATATTTTTGTCTGAGTTCCTGCATTATCTCTTTATTCTGTTTCGTTATATCTTCCATTTCAGATTGCAACTTTTCAATTTTTTTAATATTTTTTCTTACCCTTTTATCTGCGTAAAATGAAGTATACTCCTGCTTGCAGTATGGACAAACAAAATAAGTTCTCTGGACATTTTCATCTATCCACTTAGTTTTAAGCTTCGTGATTTTAAATTGTTCATGGCAGTTATCACACTCTATTTTTGTATTTCTAAAATTATTTGTCATTACAATTCCTCCGTCAATCAAAATAATCTCCATATTTGTTGAACCATTTATCTAGCATACTGTCATTAGAGCCACTAACCCAATCTCCAAGTCTAGAGCCTATTTCTGCTAAGTCATAATCTAATAGTGGCTCTTGATAACATAAACCATTGGGATGATCCAATGGACAGTCAGCAAGAAGATATTCTTGACCATCTCTGTCTCTGCATAGAGCACAGGTTCTTCCTGGTGCAAATACACTGTGCCATCTTACTTTTGTTATAAATGGATTGCGTTCACAACTTCTAAGCAATGCTAAAGTATACGCATGGCTTATAGAAGTTCTGGCAAGTCTTTGAGCATTATAATCTACCGTTTTTGAGGTACCTGGATAAACATTCTTCCAGTTCCACTCCTTTTGCATATCAGGATTAACATATGTCTGAAGATCTTGTGCTAATTCAATAGCACTTTTCTTTTCAACTATTCCCTTTTGAATTATTTTATCTATATCTCCATTTACTTTATTACCAGTCCACCATATTCTCTTAGATAATCCTCTTCCATCTTTATATATATTACCTTTGATAAGTTCTTCCACTGCATCATTTGGAACCTTGGAAAACATATTTGTAAATGATTTACTCATATTGAGTTTGTATTTTTTATCTACTAAATTAAAGAAGTTAAGCTGAATGCCTGCAGCCAGATTCGCACTTTTTACAATATTATCTAAAATCTGTTTGAATAATATTTTATTTACCTTCCTTATTTCAGATTTTACGGCTTTTCTGTAATCTTTAGCCCATCTTTCTGTTAAACTTCCTTTTCTAGCCTTATCTGATTTAATCTTTAAATCCTTAACTGCTTCTTTATATAAATTCTTAATCTGCTTGTACTGTTTTCTTGTAAGGCTATCTCTATTTTTCATAGACTCTTTAATCATTTTTTGGTATTCATTCATCTAAGTTACCACCCTGTATTGACTGCATTTCATCATTTTCAGCTGCAGTTATATCGGCTATGTCTTTGATTATTTCATCCATCTCTCCATCTACGTCCTCTGTATTGGAGAAATCTTTAATATAGGACTTGTGGCTTCTTACATTGCTTTGAACCTCCTGTATGGCCAATGTCTTTTTATCATCTATGTCCTCCGGAATAGGAAAATTGTGATTAAATACAATATTGAATTCTAAATCATCCCATTCATGATTCCAATCCTTGTAGCAATTAAATTTAGTGCAGCACTCAATAATCAACTTAATTAAATCCTTGATTACTGGCTCCCATGTATTCCATTTCTCATTGCATCTAGCTATCAGGTCATTATAAAGATACTTCAATGCTTTAGCTGAGGGAACATTTTTAAGTTCCTCCTGTCTCGGCATATCCAGCATTTCATACATATCCTTTTCAGCTCTATCAAGAAACTTTTCTGTTGGATCTGCTGATGTAAATGAACTCTCTAGCCTTTTTGCATCAGCTTTATGGTCTTCATCCACACTTCTAAGAGGCATTATTGCTCCTGGAGCTACTTTACAACTGTTAACACTATTTTCATCAGCATCTATAATTACACGCTCACCAAACATGTTGAACCTCAATGCATCAGCATAATCAGAAACTTTTCTATTGTAATTATTTTGTGCATCTCTAAGACCTGTCACATCACTTTGGCCATGTATATCTCCAAGCATTGAGTCATTCAGAATTACCCAAGCCGGAAGCCTGTCAAGTTTAGTGTCAGCTTCAACTACAGATTCAGGAGTACCAAAGTTTCCATTCACAAATGTCTCTATTTTATGCTTACATGAACTATTTTCTAAACTATAAGTATGCCTGTACCATATTTGATTGTCCTGTTCCTGGTCTGCTGTATCAGGTTCTTGAACCACCAAAATAATCTCTTTAAGCTTCTTATAATTTTGTGCAGTAGTTCTATAAGTAAAATCGTTGATAGAATTATAAAAAATATTTATCGGCTGTTCTGGATTAGCTTCAACCCTTAAAAGTACTCTTCTCCGTATAGTACAATCTAAAAAAGCCTTTAGAGTATCACTCCAAAAGTTGTTATCTGTAAGGATTTTATCTATAAATTGTCTCAATTCTTCACATTTATATTTATCATCAACATCATAAGGCTTGAATAAAATGTCCGGAGGCACACTAAACATAAATCTTGCCTGTTTACGGAGAAGCGGACCTACCTTGTTTCTTATGTCCTGTGCTGGTACGTAATCCAAATCATCACTAACTGTCCAGGACTGTCCAATAGTATCTGGATCGCTTATTGCCAGCTGTTCGTCCTGACATTTTCCCTTGTAATAGAAATAATCATTCTTGCATTGTTTTCTTTCCTTTAGTTGAATGGATGTTAATCCTAATAATTGTTGTTTAGTATTCATTAGAATACGGTACCTCCTTTCCTTCTATGGTAAACATTATTTTTAAGACCTCTGCCTTTATTGTAGATACTGTCTGCATATTTACCATCAACATTTTTATATAATATTGTATTTACAAAGTACCTCACTGCATCCATAGCATGATCCATCACTTTCAGTGGTTTGTCCTCTCCTCTTTCAATGGCCTTTTCATCCCAAATATAAGAGAAAAACTCTTTGAAAGTATTTATACAGCAATCATTAAATAGAATCACACCTTCATTCAATGCACTTGATACATTCCTTATTCCTTCCAGTACATCATTCTTCGCTTTTCTTACTGTAAACTTACCTTTTTTTCTTATAAAGGCTATGAAGCTTGCAGCACTAGGATCTATTATTACAGCTTTTATCTTTCTATCTCCTGCGAACTCAACTAGATCATCATAGTATTCATCATCTGCTTTCTGCTTACCCTTGTCTCTGCCTGAATAATAGTATTCTTTCACAAGATACCATTTGTCCAAATACTTACCCCACAATAAAAATGCAGTGGCATTTTGGGTTCCGTAGTCGCAGCTGATATAGTATTCTTTGTAATCCCTAACTATTGACTGAACCTTATGTTTAACCTCGTCAAACATATCATAGATTAATCCCTCTGCCTGTACCCATAAACCTAATATATAACGTTTGAAGAATACTCCTGTGAACATCCTCCTAAATCTCTCTTTAACCTTCTCTGAAAGGCTTAAATTATCATCCATTGTAAAATGCATGTAGAGTATGTTCTTTTCTTTGGATTTATCTATGAATTCAGTCTTAACAAAATGATAAGGTGAACCAGGATTACAGTTCATAAATATCTTTGCACCCTCTACTGAACATCTACCAATCATCTGGTCAACAAAGTTTTGAGGGAATAAAGCCACTTCATCAGCAAAAGCACCTGCAGATGTCAGACCTTGAAGTCTGTCCTGGGATTTTTCATTGTTTGCATCATACATGTAGTAGGTATTATCACCAATAATGATATAATTTTCTGACCTGTTATATTCATATCTTAGTCCCCATGAAGTAAGTATCTGCTGCATAGGTCCTATAACATTCTTCTTCAATGCTCCTATAGTTTTACCTGACAATATGAAGTTTTCACCATTGAAATTCTTTAAGGACCATCTTAGGAAACTGCATATCATGGCAATAGTTTTACCAGATCTTATGGCTCCATCTGCAATTACTATATCTTTGTCCTGGAACGGTGATCCTTTTTCCCAGAAGAATAACAATTTTTTCTGTTTTAATGAGAAAGGTTGAAATCTAAATCCCTTAATCTTTCTTTTCTTCCCCATTTTCATCATCCTTGAATAATTGTTTTATCTGTTTTTCATCTAAAGTAGATGCATTAATAAAGTCTTTAATATTTTCCTTGTCATTTTCATTAGTACCACTAGAATTGCTAATATCAATCTTTAATTTATCAATTCTAAGTTTTTGTTCTTCAGTAGCAAGATTACTCTTTAGTAACTCATCATACTGCTTAATCATACTCTCAAGAGTTTTCATGGCCCTTGATTGAGCCTGAAGGAATGTAGCCTGCTTATCCCAGGCAAACTGCAACTCATATTCTTTTTCCCAGCTGTCGGAAGTTTCTCCAGTGGACTCCTTTTCTCTTTTGAGTACTTTAGTCAAGTCCTTCTGGTTCTTCACACTCATAATTCTCTGGGACCTTGCTATGGCCGTATACTGAATTATTATATTTTCCCACAGCATATCCAAAGGGTCTTTAACCATAATGTCCTCCACTATTTCTATTGTTTCAGGTGGAAAAATCTTAGAAAAAAAGCCATGCGTTTCAGCATTTTTATTACCTTTCGGCACGCTGCTCACATGACCTTTTGAGTTCTTATTTTTAGGCTGACCGCCCTTTTTTCGCTTGGAACGTTCCGTATTCTTTTGGAGCGTTCCATTCAATTTGCTGTCCCATTTATCTTTATTCTTCCACCCTCTTATGGTTCCAGGTGAAAGATTCAACATCTCTGCAATCTTTACTAAATCAATATTTCCGTCATTCTCTTTGTAAATCTCAAATGCTTTGTCCCGGTTAGGGCTTCTCTGTCTTGGCATGTCTACACTGTCACCACCTGCCTATTCGTTTTGTTTTGGATTGAAAAAAGAGCCCTGGCAGGCTCTACTATATTATTAATCAACTTACTTCTATATCTTCAATTTCATAGCTTTTAATAGATATTTTATTAACTTCAAGACCATTTGATTTCATTTCTATAGTTTTATCATTATTTTGATTTATGCTTATAGTGTCACCATCTTTTAACCTAAATACTATCCTCTTAGAATAACCAAAATTCATAAAATCACTCCTTCTCTTGCTCTTGCCTACTATTTCTACAAAAGGAGCCATTATCCTCCAACAATCGTTCGTCAATATCTGACTTAATTTTCAATTAAAATGGATACTCCTCTATTGACAATATTTCGGAACTATCTATATAAACAATTTTTCGGCTTTGATAAACACAGGTATATTTATTATTTTGATAAATAATCTTGCAATACAATGTGGTATTATTTTTAAGTTTTAACTTTCTTAAATTTAAATTCATTAAATTATTTGCAGTCTCAAAATATGAATATATATCTATACTTAAAATAATATTACCTAAAAATATAATTCCAATAAGTATTTTTAAGAAAATACCCTCAATATTGTAGCCAAGCAAAAAAGCGAAAAAGGTAATGCCTGTTATTAAAACCATTAAAATCACCAAATCAAAATTTCTATGTTTTATAAAGAATTTAAATATCTTGTAATTTGTAGCATCTATACTTCCGTTGAACAAGTCCAGTTTATTATTTTTAAAAAATGTGGATGATTTAAAAGAAATTATAGTTAAAATTATATATATCACATAGAAAATAATTAATTTATAAAAATTTTTAGGTAAACCAACATTCATATTTTTTGAATTATTAATTGGGGTATTTATACAAATAAATATTAAAGATCCTAAAATCATTACACAAAACACTAATATAATGAATGGAGCAACATTTTTCTTACTATATTTACTTATACCTAATGGTTTTTCTATATAACTATACGGTCTATTAAGTGCATAAATAGTAATAGAGATTAACGGAAATATTATTGCTGAAACTATTATACTTAGCTTAGATACTTTCTCTACGATACTAACTACATTAATTATTTCACCTATACTCATATTTCTCATCTCCTTAATATCACATATATTCGCCACTATTTCCAAAATACCTCCTAAATTTTAGAGGAATTTAACATAAAATGTTGAATATTGGTATTAGAAGGAGGTGATCACTATGCAACGTATTCCTGTAACATCATCTGATTTAAGTTCTGTGGGCTATGATCCTATATCTCAAACATTAGAAATACAATTTAATTCTGGTGGCATATACCAGTATTCTGGTGTACCTTCTAATGTTTATGAAGGACTTATGTCTGCATCTTCACACGGCAAATATTTTCATGCTTATATAAGAAATGATTACTCGTGCAACAAAATATAACTTTTAGTCAATAACAACAAATACTATAGCCGGACCATTTGCTTTAATTATTTTTTCTTCATAAGGTTCAACTATAGTATTTTCCACACCTTCTCTTGATTTTAACTCTTCAACTAATCTCTTTGTAGATATATCATTTAAATTCATTTATCTTCACCTCACCCTCTTAATAGCACCTCTAACTCTTCTAAAGCAGTCATGCATCATAAGTCTTTGATAATCATAAAAAGAGAGGTGCTCGCCTCTCCTGGATTTATTCTTATTCTGTTTTTCAACCTTATCCTTGAGAATGTCTTTCACTTTCACACCTCCCCACCTTCTTTCATGCATAAAAAATAAGCATCCCAATTAAAGGATACTTTTTAAAATATATTGTTGAGGGAACAACAATATTGGTATCTAATGGCGGTCACATTTAAGTTTAATGTGCCTTGCAACCACAGGCACCAGTTTGGTAATTACCATTACTTTTTTCTCATGTATATAAAAACATTATTTTCATTTTCTCTAAGGCATTTCCTTAGGACACTTATTATTGTACATAGTTTTTGTTACGTCTTAGTGTCATATTTATTAAAATTGTGTAAATAATTTCCATTACTTCATAAATAAGAGTAAACATCTGAGGGGCTGACTCAAAATGCTTACTCTCATTTATAGTATCCTTATTCAGTTTCTATTAAAATAGTACATTAACTGCAAGCTAATGTTTTTTAATTTATTATCTGTGTTCTGTATTTCTCAAACGGACTTACAACCGTCTTTGGTTACATTACAGAATAATGCTTTACTATTCTACAGTATTCAAGCATTCTTCTAATTCTTGTTGTGTTAATTCTACTGTTATAATCATATCATCACCTCCTATCTTAAATTACTAACTTTACAATATATCAAATTAATTAATTCAATATTACTATATTGTTAATTCGAGATTAAAAAGCACTCAGCTAAAAGCCAAGTGCCTGCACCAAAATATAGTATTAAATTTTACGGTTTCCCGCATTGGCAGCTATACTTTAAAGGCTATAGTCAAACCTATAAGTTATCAGGAAATAACAACTCTATATTTTATATTACTGTTAATTTCAAAAGTTAATTCTTTATTGTCAAAAGTAATTTCTGAAACCATATCTTCCTTTATTGCAATCATTGGAGCAATAGATTTTATGGCTCCAGCATCTCCACATTCAAAAAACGTAATTATACATTTTGCTGTATCTTTACTTTTAGGTTTTCCGCAGTCTTTCTCTTTAGATCCTTCTATATAATATACATTGTCTATCTTATTGTTTTTTATAATATTACATGCTTCTTTAAAAGAAATATTTTTCATATTTTACCTCCATAAGTCTTTTATATACCTATATTCTACACATAATATTATTATCCTTTAAATAAAAAGCAAAGCTCCATTTAACCCTGGAGCCACAGGTATATTGAAAGGGGGAACTTATGTCTTAGCCATAATCGACTATATATAGTATATAATACTTTTACATAGATATTTTCCCAATTTTGTCTCACTTTTGTCCTACTTTTGTCCCAAATCTGTCTCATTTTTGTCTCACGATTTTTTATTTATAACTAAGCTGATTGCTATTTTTTATCGACATTTTTATAACTTTGCTATCAACGCTTTCATTAATTTTCAATTTTCCCATCTTTAGTCCCAATAGATTTTCAATTTCTTCTGACGGTAGTGTCAATCCCATATTTGACATTTCTGATAGTATACCTTTAACATCCAAGACCTCATTATCTAAAAGAATATCTATTGCTCTACATAAAACAGTTGGTTCACTCATGATTAAAGTATCATCTAGTGGCTCGCGTTTTCTCCAACCAAGTTTACTTATTTTTTTCATAGCTATCTGATATGAACTGTTAGTTAATATTCCTAAATGATTTGCTCTAACTAACATAGCAGAGATCGAAGTCCTCCACTTTTTCTTTAACTGCTTATAATAATTCAAATCAGTTGGATATATACTTACATCTTTAATAAAATTATCCCTAGGTAAAAGAAATGCAGATGCAAAGGCATGAGCCTCATTTTCCATATTTCTAATTTCTTCTTTAGTCAGATCTTCTATATCTAAGAATCCATCATGCATAACTATATGTCCAAGTTCATGTGCTAAGCTAAATTGTCTTCTTGCAGCCGAATATTTATCATTTCCTAGTACAACTATAAAGTGCTTTTTTCCATTTATATTCTGTTGTTGACTATAGGCATCTATGTTATCAGTATCCGTGTTCATAGATGTAACTATTATACCATTTTTTTCAAGAACGTATACTATATCTTTAATAGGTTCTTGACCAAGTCCCCAATATTCTCTGAGTTTTATAGACATATCTTCTATTCGCATATCTGATTCAAAATCCGGTAAATTTAATTTAGGAAACTCTATATATTCATCTAAAAAATTAAAAATCTTTCCTATAAACTTAGTTTTCTCTTTCTGAATACTTTCTTCTTTTTTTGTCATTTTACTTAATGCTCGAAAGTAAGTATTACCCAACTCTATATTTATATCATCTTTTTCATAAAAATAATCTCTTGGGAATTTAAGTTTATCTATAATTTTTATTAATGTCTCAAATAATGGAGCTGATTTTCCATTTTCGAATTGAGAAATAGCCTGCTTTGATACTCCTATTTCCTCAGCTAGATCTTTTATAGTTTTCCCTCTATATTTTCTGGCAGACTTGAGCCTTTCTCCGTTAAATTTTCTATTTATTTTTTTAACTGCATCCTCTTTATTACCATTTAACATTTTTCATGCTAGCCTCCTAAATGCAACTAATTTTTATTTTTGTCCTTTTTATTTTTGTTTTGTTTTTTGCCAACCATATCTTCTTTTTCAGTTTGATTGAATTTTTCTTTTCTAATTTTCAAATCTATAATCTTGTGACTCTCATCTAATTCAATATCCTCAGTATCAATAATTTCTTCAATTGTAGGCGAAATAAATTTATCCCAATTATATGACTTTTTAATCTCAAGGTTATAATTTGCTATGTTTCCTGATATTGAGGTCAATCTGTTATTATTCTCTTCAAATAAAATATTTACACACAATTTAGCATCTCTTTGTATTTCCCCTATCATGTCATCTAATTGTTGGTGTATATTACTAGTTAAATCAGATAAAGTTACATTCTTTTTTAAAAATGAAAATGTTCCTTGAACGGCTATAGGTTCTTTTGGATATATATTTCTTAAATTTATTGAATTAAGCATTCTAGCATAATGGTTTAATTCTTTATTTTTATTTATATTTAAAAATGTATTTTTTCTAAACACTATATAAATAGTTTCCGAATTTGCATCGTAAAGTACTATAAAACTCCATAGAGGTCCTCTGTCAACCACATAGCATTTAAAATTTGTATCTTTAAAGTTTTGGCCTATATTATTAAATAGATAGTTCCATCTATCTTGATATCTTCCATTATTAGTTTTAAATCCTCTCTGCACTAAGTGTTGGCGTAATTCAATTCTTGAATCATTAATAGATTTTATAATCAATTTTATAGATTTTTCATCCAACACTTTCTCTGGAATATTAACATCTGACATAATAACTCACCTTCTTATAAAATATATAGCAATCATACCATATATTTAAAATTAGTCAAGTGAATTAATATTAAATTAAAAATAATTAAAGTTACTTGTTGTTATACAAACTCTCCCACTTCACAATGTCCTCCAGTATCTCCTCACGCCTCCTGTAAGCAGTACTCCTTACTCCACCATACATTTCATTGGCTATATAATTTATGCTCTTACTCAGCTTGTATTTATAAACAACAAAATCCATCATCTCTTTGGATAGTGGAGGGACTGTAAGTACTTTCTTTAAATGTGTTATGCCTCTGTTCAATTTTCTTATCCTAGCCCTGTTTCTGAGCAATCTTCTTCTGACATATTCAAGTTCATCTTCAAGCTTTTCAATTTCCCGTATAATGCCCTTCTCTGCCACTCCTTCACCTGTAGAGCTCGTCTGTACTCTTTCACTAAAACTAGGGCTCATATGGCTATCTGGACTAACATAAACATTACAATGTTCTATGTCCCATTCAATATTTTTCTCCTGCTCCTGAAGATCCCTACAGTCTATTTCCAAAAGCTCTATTTCCTTAAGATCTCTAAAATAACCATATAACTGCCCTTCTGTCTTTTTAAATATCTCCTTGTCTAACACAACGGTCCCTCCCACCTATTTATTACTTATGCCTATAAGAAACTCTGCTGCATGTTCTCTTCCTTGACTTTAATGTCTACTTTATTCTCAATCTTATTTATTTTCTCTTTGAGTAACTCCTTATGTTTCTCCGAAATACTATATTCCAAAGAAAGTTTTAATCTCTCTATCTCAGTTAATTCTTCCACGATTTCACTTCCTGACATGTATAATAATTCTAATTGTGTAAATACTATAAATGTTTTCCCCCATATTTGTTTTTGTACATTGCCAGGATTTTTCCTCCTGGTATTTTTTATTTTATATAATACATAAAATTTCCAGTATAATATCTCTAATTTTTGTACATCCTATTTCATATAAGGTTATTAATATATTGAATCTATTAATATTTACATAAACTAAAATATTATGCTGAAGTATATTGATAGTTACCTTTATACTAGGGATGATGAATCCCTAGTATTTCAATAATTGTAGTTCTCCTATTAACCATTGCTTTGCCAGGATTTCACCCCTGGCTTTTTTATTTCAAATATATTTGAAATGCGAATTATAAATCACTTTGTTCATATGGTTTTGGCATAGGCATCCAAGCAATTACTTCGCTTATGTCTGGCAATAATATATTACCTATTTCACCAAAGTAAAAAGCATACCCTTGTTCATAACATTTTTCCATATACCACACTGGATATCTAAGTTCCAACTGATTTCTGCTATGGTCTTTAACCGTTGCGATTATACAAGTACCTACTGGTGGTAATTTTTCACTTATTTGTATCCATTCCATAAAATAATTCCTCCTTAAATTTTCTTAACATTAAATTCATATTGTTTCAAATCTCATAGCACCCATTCAAAGCCTTTATATAATTTACCGTATCTTTTTTCTGCTATTTCAAAGCTATCGCCATCTAAATCAGTTATAGTATAACAACAAGCCATCCATTTAGGTTGAGGGTATGGTAAATTGCTTTTTGTGGCGAATTTAGGAACAGCCTCTATAACTTGTCCTTTGGGAAAGTTAGACATTTTCCCTAAATATCTAACTTTCAATACCTCATTTTCATACAAAACGCTGGACCGCAATTTATCCATTTCAACTTTGTTCATTCAACTACCACCTTCAAGCTCCTTAAGCCTTTTCTCCGCATCAACCTTCTCTGTCTCCAACCTGGCCACTCTCTTAAAATCCTTCTCAAGCTCCGCATCCTGAATTTCACTGTTTGTCTTTCTCAACTTTTGCTTCCAGAACTCAACCATTAACATTTTTATACCTCCAATCAATTAACTTTATCAAACATGCTTAATTGTGGGTCCTCTATGGGTGATTCGATGAAATTGCCAAGATCATCTTTCTTCAATTCTTTTTCTCCAAAATACTTACCATCTTCCTTGTCCACTTTCTTCAAAGTAGTGGTAATTTTATGGTCAAATTGAAGTGCCTTGTATTCATATTTCTCAACTGTAGGCTCTCCCATATCATTTTCAGCAGGAAATCTTTTGGTCAATGTAGGAACTGACAATGTGAGTTTTAAAGCTATATCTCCACTTTCAAATTTTTCATCATAAACCTGTTTTACGACATTCACTATTTGTTTATTTAAATCATTAATCATGTCCTGGAATATAGGACTATCTATGTTTACACCTAGAACCTGTTTTGAAAAATCAACCTTCTCATTTACTTTTTTCATTTTCTCTTGCTCTCCCTTCTCTTTTTCTGAAGCTCCTTGAAGTCAATCCATCCGTATCTATCTCCGTATTTTAAAGACCTTGCTACCCATTTAAAATCCATATCTGGATGCAGTGATTTCAGCAGCTTAAATTTAAACTCACCCTGCTGTGTACTAAAGCCTTTAACATCAACATAAGTTTTAGTTCCATCAAGGTTATATATTAAAAAGTCAAGTGTGTATGTTGCAGCTCTCTCAGTTTTACCTTTGTATTTAAACTTTGGTATCAGTGTAAATTTAGGCTGTAACTCAAAATTTTCTATCATTCCATAAGTCTTAAGATGCTTGAGATACTCGTAGTACTTTGCTTCATCTTTGGAATCGAAGGTTATGCCATCTACAATTATTTTTTCAGACTTGTATTTACTTCTCATTTCATCACCTCTTACTCGTATAATCCTTTAGCATTAAATTTATTTATATTGCATTCGTCACAGCTCTTGGCAGTACTCCTCACAACTTTTTTACTACCCCTCCAGCAGTGCAAACACTTATTTTCAAATAATTTCTTTCCGCATTTTGCACAAAAATTACAAGGCATTTTATTTTCATGACCACAATGTGGGCACTCAAATACAGTTGAATATTTAGATTTATAATTCATATGCTCACCTACCATTTATCAAATTCTCAGCATATCTGAACTGCTGTTTAATATATGGATCATCTATGCTGCTTCCTTCACAACACATCCAGTCCTTTATTCGCTTATCTATATCCCTTATAGCTTGGATTGGAAGCTTGTTTAAATTCTTATCCAGGTCCTCCATGGTATTAATTTTTATATTCATTTATCCATACTCCTCAAACTATTTTCAATTGCTCGTTAACCTCTGGCTTGTAATTCATAAGAATCAATTCAGTTCTAACTGGACACTTATCTCCATCAGTTCTGTTTCTTATTTGGCTGGCCGTATGATATTCATTTCGGTACCACCCTGAATACAATTCATCAATCAGTGGATCCGGATAGTAACAAATCATGGCTTTCCCTTTTATTTTCTCAAGTGACTTGCTGAGCCTTATGTGGTCCTCTCTTTTAAATCCTCCGAAGTACATACCCTCATGTCCTAAATACGGTGGATCTAAGAAGAATAGCGTATCTTTGGTATCATAGAACCTTATTACCTCTTCAAAGTCTCTGCATAGTATATTCCAGTTTTTTATTAATCCTGCCATCTTAGGAATTAGCTCCGTTGCTGATATTAACTGCTTGGCCTTATTCTGTGACTTTGAAAGTCCTATACCATTCTTGTATTTATGCCCTCCACCTCCGAAGCAAACTCTCATGAGGTAATAAAATCTAACTGCTGATTGAAGTTTATCTTCCGGCCATGTCTCCCATTTCCACTTTTCATACAGACTTTCTGAATACGGAAGTGAACTGCACTCTTTATAAAGGCTTTCTGGATTATTTTTTAGGACCATCATGTAATTTACCAGGCGGTCATTTATGTCATTAACGACTGTCATATCAGCAGGTTTTACTGTTTCTTTGTAAAAAGTAACTGCTCCGGATCCAAAGAATACATCTGCAAATATTTTATGTTTTGGCATTAGTTCCATGTAACGTTCCTCTTTGCCATGCTTTCCGCCAATCCACTTTATGTTGCTCAAGTTTTTAAGTTTCACATGAATGTGCCTCCTTTAACTATTTAATATTTCTCCAAGTATCCTGGTTTTCTCCATTCCTTTTTTGAGCCGTATGCTTGGACTAGTATTCTCAATGGGAGAACACATCTCATGCATTAATCTATCTGCAGTTCTGCCTATATCTGAATTACAATCCTTGTCATATCTCTTTTTTAATTGACTCTTTGTCAGATTTGATGTAACCATTAGAGGTTTCTTTTTTCTGTATCTTGAGTCAAGTATTTGATACATGGTAGCCCTGGACCATTCGGTATTATTCTCTACTCCCATATCATCAATGATTACTAAATCTGCATTGTCCAGGCAGTTTAGTATGCTTTGAATTCCTTCATCCCCATATTTCCCAAAACTGCTTTTTATCCTGTCCAATAATCCGATAGCAGAAACACATACCACTGGTACATACTGACTCATAAGTGCATTTGCAATGCAACCTGACAAATATGTTTTCCCATTTCCCGGATTTCCATAAATGAGCAGTCCTATATTCTCTTTCAGGGCTTTCTCCTTGAAGGATTCCACATACTTTATACCTAGGTCATACATCTTCTCGTTACCCAAAGTATGGTCCCAATTTTCAAAGGTAAACTCCTGAAATTCCTTTGTCATAAGACTGTTATTGAACATCTGCTTGAGCCTTATTTGTTTATTTCTTGCATCAGATATTCTCTTATTTTCCTCAAGAGCTTTTCTCCTGCATTTACACATTCTTGGCACTATATAATTTCTTCCAAGCATCCTGATTATCTTACCTGTAGGCTCTCCACAAACAGGACAGTTCTCAAGTTTTGACTTAGAAGTGGAAACCAATGCCGGAGCTGTCGACTCCATACTCTGCAGGTTGTTTTGAGTTTCTAACATTGCCTTTACCTCCTTCAATCTTAGATTTTTCATACTTCCAGAGCTTTTTTATGGGTCCTACACAGTAGCAAAAAGAATTTATTTTATCCTCAGGTATATCTGACTTGAAGTTGTCAAAAGCATAGTCTATGCCCTTGAGAACTGTTTCGAGGATCGGTACCTCTTTGCAGACTTCCTGAGCTGCTTCTCTTTCACGGGATTTTAATTGCGGATCAAGCTTACCTGATTTTTGGCAGAAATAATCCAGTACTGTAACCCAAGGCTCCTTTTCTTTATTTTCTTTTTTAGTAATAGTATTATCTGTATCTGTGTCTATTAATGTGGCACGATCTACGGAAGTATCTCCGGCACGACCTGCGGAAGTACCTGCGGAAGTAACTGCGGAACTCATTTCTGTGGAAATCTTTTCCACAGAATTCATTTCCTTAGGTTGTTCCGGTGAATTACCATCAGTATTCGAGAACGGTACCCGTTTTACTGATGAATTTTTATTAAAACCGTTTATACCTGTTTCAAAAGATATAATTGTATATATGGGAGCTCTTCCTCCAACTCTACTTCTGAAATCAATTCTCCCTTTTTGTTTTAATTCATTTCTTGCATTTCTTACTCCCCTGCCTGATAAGCCTGTCTTAATACTTAACACCGATTCGGCTACCGTAAATGTTTCTACCCATGCAGCTTTGTTGTTTATGTGCATTAATGCGTACCATAGAGCAACTGCTGATGTCGATAGTTCGTTTAGTTCGAGCCAATCATAGAAAGCATTAATTTCACTTATATATTTCATGTGAGCACCTCTCAGGAATCCTAAACCAGACTGCTAGATCGGTACTAGCATGTCTAGTTTAAAAATTTTCAATCTTTATAATTCTGTATAATGTACTGCCTTGTCTAATTGCTTTGTAGCCCTGCAGTAGTCACAATGCTCGCATCTTTCAGGAGCTACATTTCCATTCTTAACATCTAAAACATGCTGAATATTCTCCTCTACTTCCTGAAAACCTATTTCATAGTCCTCCGGAGTAAAATATAATATTGCTTTATCAGGTGGAGACTGTTTTGTAACTGCTGCTATAAATCCATCAATATCTTTACTTCCTGTAGCAAGTTCAATTCCTTTTTTATATACTGCTATTTGAACTAAATAGCCCCATGCTTCGGCAAAACTTACCTTTCGGTGTAATTCTTCATTCCATACCTTTTGAAAGTCTCTAGTGGTCTTTAAATCCACAAAATATCCATCTTTTAAATTCAAACAATCAACTTTAATCTTCCATGGTGCTCCAAACAAATCAAATGTAAATATCTTTTCCTTGTCTCCCGTATAAACACTCTTAAATGATTCATCCGTTTCCAAACAATTTATCATATCATTAGCCTGCTGATACTGTGATTTCAAACTTCCCGTCTTTGTAAATATCTCTGGATGTTCCTCTTTGAATTTATCAAGTGCTCCCTCAAAATGTGAGTGTACATAAGATCCAACCAATAGTGGTGTAGAATCTTCTTGTTTATAGGTTTCATTAAGTATTGCCATCTGTTTAGCTTCACAGCCTCCATACTGGGGAAGGAAGCCTTTAAATTGGCTTACCTCCATGTACTGTCTGTTAGCTTCCTGAGAGAAATAATTATCATCTGTTAGTTTTAATAATGTATTCTCCATTATTTATCACCTTCCGTTTCAAAAGGTGTTCCCTTGAATAGATTTTCCTGTTTATCATCATGAGGAGTATCCTCTTTCTTCTCATTTTCTTTAGAATCACCCTTGGTGTTTTTAAACTTATCATCAAGTTTAGTATTAGGCTTTTCAGTTTCCTTTTTAGTAGATTTAATTTCAAAATAATCTTCTCTTTTAGCCATTCCATCCTTCAAGGATCTATATACTTTCCTAAGTCTTATAAAATCATTTTCGCTGAAAGCTTCACTTGAGCAGCCGATATACTTTTCAAGCATTTCCTTAGTAACACTAAATTCTTTTTCAAAAGCTCCAACCATTTTTCTAACTCTATCAATCAAAGGTTCCTGATTTCCACTTTTTAAAGTTAAATTACACTGCTCTATAGCTTTATCTATTACATCACCTGGTATTACACCTAATATGCAGGCTCTCAATCTCCTTGCTCCGTTATTTGCAACCATTTCATAAATATCTCTTGGATCAGTTAACTTTTCATTTCCTTTTCTTCTGGAGTATCTAGTATGTGGAACCTGGAATATTTTCGTCTGTCTTGTATTTGTCTCTAAATCCCATGCATAAGCCATAACCGTACTCTCTTTGTCCTTTTGTTCAAGCTCCATAATTCCAAAATCAATATTTCCCCAATTCTGTGCTAATGCTTCAGCAAGTCTTATAGAAGGACCAGTGATTTTTGTTCCTCCCCTTGGATATTCATACATGGATTGTTCTGCCAGGCTTTTTCTTTGGCATGCTCTCATAATTCTATTGAATGCTTCTACTTCATCACGTGGAAATTTTTTAGCTATAACCATGGCTGCTTGTACTTCCTGTGCCTGCCTGGACACCATCATTTCTGTTGTAGTTGATTTAATTCCCTGAGATTGTTCTCCGTAAATATTGGCTACCTGATTACCCATTAACTACTCCTCCTAATTTTTCAATTTCCATTTCTGAACCATCTGTATGTTCTGTTATAAAATATTGATATTCATCATTCATAGCAGATTTAAGTATTGCTTTCTGATCTGATCTAAGACTTTCAAATCTATCAAGGCATATAACCTTTAAATCTCCTGCCTGAGCTTTTGCTATTTTAAAAGCAAGCTCTAATTTTTCTCCATCACTTAATCCATCTATCAAAGTTCCCTTTATACGAATTAATCCTTTTTCATCTACACTAATACCATCAATAGGCATCTTCGCAGTCTTTAATAAATCCTGTGGAAGTGTTCTTGCCTTTTCAATTCTTGTAGTTAAAATAGATACATATCTTTCCTTATCAGAAAGCTTATTATCTCTTATATCAATCAACATATCCCACTGTCTAAGGTAACTTTGCATTTCAGCCACTTTGTCGGCTCTCTGCTGTAATGGTTCAATATCTACTGGTTCATGTTCCTCAAGATATTCTCCAGCCTTACCTACTCTGATTTTTTCCTTTTCAATTTCATTAAGTCCCTTTTCATCAATTGAACTCTTTTCACGATCTTCCAATTCATCCAATCCCATAAGTTCCTGCTGCTTAGCTGAAATTTTATTTTCTTGGATATGAATCAAATCTTTCTGTCCATCTGATTCTGAAATTATTTCCTGCTCTTTTTGTAATTTTAATTTGCTGTACTTTTCTTTTAATTTTTGAATCTCGGTATGCATTTCAGTATCTAATTTTTCGTTGGCCAGCTTAACTTTTGCCTCAGTATCTCTTATGAACTGCTGTGCTTTTTCTATCTTGGAATTGCTCAGATCTATAATGTCCTTAATATCCTGTCTTTGATCTTTGTACTTCATTTCAATTCGTGATTTGTCATTCTCAGCATTAGCTTTTATAGCCTGTACCTTTGTTTCAAAACCTTCTTGGAGTGCCTTTGCCTGTTCTATATATTGATTGATTTTCTGTGCTTCTGAAACTTTATTGTAGTATTCCTGAACTTTTTTATTTCTCCATTCTTCGCCGTCATAGTCTGCAGGAAGTTCCTTTTTAATAACCTGAATTTGAGTTTTTAACTCCTTGATAACCCTGTTGGTTTCCTCCCTGTCCTTGAAGTATTTAGTCTCTATAGCCTTGAGTACCATTAAAATGTGTTGATTATATTCAATGTTTGAAGGTATCTCTCCAAACCATTTTTGAATATCATCCTGGCACCAATCAATCTGAAGCATGTTAAGTATTGATTTTGTCTGCTCTTTAGGAGAGAGATTCACCCAGTCTATAGGTCTGAATATATCTCCATTTATCAGCCTTCTTAGAAATCTTTCTGTGGAAGGGACTCCTTCATCACCTTTTCTAATTTTTAAATAATCTGCTTTACCGTTCCTGATTTTACGATTTATCTCAAGACCATTGTCCAGTTCAACATAAAGAATGGCTTCATCCTGTCCATGTCTTATTACTTCCGTACGTCTCTTTGAATTCGTAAATGCTGTTTCAAGTGCTTCAATAACTGAACTTTTTCCTGAACCTTTGGGACCTCTAAAAATATTTACCTTTCCTGCATCAAGACCAAACTCTTGAAGTCCGACATAACTTTTTACCTCAATTTTTTTTATCTTGCTCATATATTTATTGCCTCCTCTTTTATCTCCTCAAGTTCCCATGGACCATATACAGTCCTGTCAAATACTCCGAATTTATCAGAAGATAGTAAACATAATCCATGCTGTCCTATCTGTCTTACCTCAGCTGTTATGTCTGTGCCTATTATTTTCACTTTACTTTTTATTTTCATGACAGACCTCCATATTTGATTTTTCTCTCATTTCACGATAAAATGAGAATAATGTTATTTTATTTTTGAACCCTCGGCAAAGGGTTTTCTTTTTATCTAAGTAAATTCTTAACCTGTTCATCTGTAGCAGTGTCAATTTCTCCAATCGTCTTTCCTGTTTCTTTGTCATACAGTTCGTCTCCATCAAGTTCTATTGCATTACGTTTAACTTTTCCAACTGCTTTCCAAAAAGAATAACCTTCAAAATACGCTTTCACTATTATTTCTGCCTTTCTTAAGTTAAGATCCATATTACTCACCTTCTTTCAAAAGCTCTGGATTCTCATGAATATTGCCTATAACCTCTATATCTTCAGTTGATTGATATAAACTTTTATTACTTGCATCACCAGCTCCCAGTATTCCTATAGCGAATCCATCCTCATACCATTTCACAATGCCCTTTATTCCAATTCCATTGTCATAGTCAAGAACATCGCCTTCATAAATCTCTACACCTTGTCTGTCTTTTAATCCTGTATACTGGCCTACTGTTTCAGGATATACTAATTGACTATTCACATAGGTCAATAATGTATTTATTTCCCTATAATAAATTTCAGTACCACCATTATCTCCATCTTCAATCGATGTATCGTAATTTCCATATACCCATTCATCAATATCTATTAATTTACCTCTGAACTTAATCTCTCTCATTTACTCACCTCCTTTCAAATCACATTAGCTAAAAATATAATTACTGGAATTAACAAAACTATTACCAGCTGATTCTTAGAATCATGATCTTTCTTGCATTTAGAAGTATGATATATAGCTAACGCTATAGTGGCTACTAAACTGTAAGCTCCTAAAATATTACTTCCTAGATATGTCATTAATATCTCCTTTCATTTTCTCAACTATAAGCTTGTCCATCTTCTTGCTTATTTCTAAAGTTCTGTTATCAAGCAGACCATATAACTCAACATACTGATTTAGCTTTTTCCTTAGTTTTTCTATTTTTCTCCCTCCTCTATGAACCATTTGCCATGCAAAATTTCTTCTATTGAAAATCCTGTGAATGTATTATTAATAGGAATGAATGTACGCTTTATATCACGATATATACAACAAATTGATTTGCCTTTCTCAAACGCCTTAAAAGCTGTCATCCTGTCCACTGGTTCATTTACTAACGTAAACTTATCTCTTAAACTAAATGTTAAAGTTTCATTACTTGAATTTGCTAAATATCCATCTTCTCTTAGATGAACAATTATTCCAAGTGACTTATAATAATCTTCATCGTTCACAAACCTAAACTGCAAATTTGGATTTCTTCCAAGTTTCTCAATCATCTGTGCTAATGTGTATTCAGCCATTTTATTCCCTCCTTATTTTTTCTTTGACTAATTTTTCATGTACAACTAGATGAATGCATCTGTCCTTTTCCCTGGTGTCATGCTCTATCTGCCATTCAAGTGCCTTAATCTGCCTATCCAATTCTTCGCTGTCCTCTGGAATCATTACCTCTAGCACCTTTTTTTCCTCCTCTCAATTTCTTTTTCTACTGCAGCAATCTTGCTTTTGACCTTTTCTCCTCTTTTGAGTTCTATTCCAAGGCAAACTTTGGCCATGGTTAAATCAAATTTAGATGCTTTCTTTAATCCAGTTTTAAATTCTTTACTGTTCAGTGCTTCTTTACTCCAACTCATTCGCTCACCCTCCCTATGCACTTGCACCACTCAGGTATTACCCAAAAGTCATGGCAATCTGCGACAAAATCATTTTCAGGTACAACCATGTGTCCATTCATCTTTTTAGCTTGCTGTGGTAGTGTACCAGTTAACTTTTTATATCTTTTAGAGGTAAATACATATTTAAGTCCTTTTCTGAATCTCCTTCCCATTCTCACTCCTCCTTATTGAAATGTGACCTCTTTCACATCTGCTAAATCAGTTAAATCCATTCCATTGTATTTTTTAAGGAACCTTAACAACTCAAATTTAGTAATCTTATATCTACCCAATTTCAATGTTGTAAGATATCCCATTTTTATTAGCTTATACACTGTGGAAGTATTAACTTTAAGTATCTTAGCCATTTCTTCAACTGTGTATAAATATTCTTCCATGATGCACACTCCTTTCTACTTCAAATTTTTCTGAGCTAAAAGCTTAAGCTCTTGTATTTTCTCAGAAACCTTATCCAGTTTATCAACTATGTTTTTAAAATCAGGCTTTTCATTTTCAGAAATAATTCCATCCTGTACAATTTCCATAAGCCTGTCTATTATTAATTCTGGATTTTTAAATAATATTGATATTTGAATAGCAAGACATCCTATATCCAAAATTTCAAGCTTAGGAGCAATCCGTTTACCTATAGGACATTCATTGCAGCAATAATAATTCATAAGCTCTGGTGCATTATAGATTTCTGCCATCATAACTACTACATCAGGAGGTATTCTCTTACATACATCTGTTTCATAGTTAAGAAGAGAACTAGCACTTACACCAAGCAATTCACTGGCACCCTCTCGACTTCTAAATTTATCATTGAACTCTGCTGCTCTTAATCTAGCCTTCATGTACACATTGTCAGTGTCTTTTAATCTGGCCATATGTTCTCACCCCTTTCTACAGTGAAATTGTAGTTTTTAGTATTAAAACTAATATGAAATTGGTACTTACTTGTCCCTCTTCGATGTTAGAATATACATATAAATTGGCAATTAGTATTTCTTTAAAGAAACGCTTAATTTAAAAAAATATAAGTTTCAAATTTATAATCTTTGTTTTTACATAAAGTCATAAAATTTGCTATAAATTTTATACCTGCATTAGACTTACCCGTAAGAATCCTATATACAGTTGTAGAATTAACCTTTATATTATCAGCAAATAATTTATAATCTCCACCAAAATCGTTTTTGATTAAAGCTTGTAATTTAGGAATGTTAATTTTCAAAAATTACACCTCCATTCCTTTTAAGTATTTCTTATAAGCGTTTCTTTAATGCAATTATACTATAATTGTTGCTTACATGCAATACTTTTTTAACTTTTTTCTTATTTTTATTGCATTAATGCAACGATAAAAAGTACAATATATTTAGAGGTGATTTTACATGGACGCTGAATTAATACGTCTTTTAAAACTTGCTCAAGGTGATAGGTCCTTAAATGCTTTTGCAAGACATGCTGATATTAGCCCTGGAAATTTGTCAAGAATTATGAAAGGACAAAAAGCTACTCCAGAAACATTAAGAAAAATAGCTAATAAAGCTCATAATAATATTACTTATGAGCAACTTATGATTGCCGCAGGATATATAACTACAAATGAAAATAAGCCTATTAATTCTAAAGAAGATAATAATATTAAAGAATCTTATTCAAAATTAAGTGAAAAAGATGAACATGATATAAAAAAAGACCTCAATAAAACACTGGAGCAATTAGAAAAATCACAAGATGGACTCATGTTTGATGGAGAACCAATGGATGAAGAAACTAGAGAACTTCTTAGGATAAGTCTTGAAAACTCAATGAGAATTGCTAAACAAGCAGCAAAAAAATATACTCCAAAGAAATATAGAAAGTAACATTGGAGGAGGATGGGGATATTGAGGGAACTATTAGAAAAAGAAGTTAAAAGACTAATTAAAAAACATAAGACAAATAATCCTTTTGAAATTGCAAAAGCTGAAAATATTATGATATTCAGAGAACCATTAGGGGAAATTAATGGTTATTATAATAAATACGTAAGGCAAAAAATGATACATATAAATTCTAATTTAGATGAATCTAGTTTCAAAGGACTTTTTACGTGTTCACATGAACTATGCCATGCTAAATTTCATCCTGATTCCAATACACCTTTTTTACGCAACAATACCCTTTTTTCAGTTAATAAGTTAGAAGTCCAAGCTAATACATTTGCAGCCTTTATGACAATACCTAAGAATATACTATTAGGCTATAATGGATTTACTCTTCAGCAGATCGCATGTGCGGAAGGAATCCCAGTACAAGCTTTAAAATTAAGATTTAATTGGTTTTAATTTTGATACAATAAGCTACTTACAAGAGAGGATGAAATTAAATGGATATTAAAGAAAAAATACAAGCTTTATCAGATAGAGCAGAAACATTAGTGGATCAAATTAAAACAGAGGAGGCAACTAAGCAATCATTAATATTACCATTTTTTCAAATGCTAGGATATGATGTATTTAATCCACTTGAATTTTGTCCTGAATTTGATGCAGATTATGGAGTGAAAAAAGGTGAAAAAGTTGATTATGCTATTCTTATAAACGGATCTCCTACAATTCTTATAGAAGCAAAAGAATGTAACGATAACCTTAATAAGCATGGATCACAACTTTTTAGATATTATACTACATCATCAGCAAAATTTGGAATTTTAACAAATGGAATAAAGTATAGATTTTATACTGATTTAGATGAACCAAATAAGATGGATGAAAAACCATTTTTTGAAATTAATCTATTTGATTTAAAAGATAGTTCTATTGAATATTTAGAAGGTTTCTCAAAAGATGAATTAGATGTAGATGCCATAATTAATTCTGCTTCGGATTTAAAGTACACAAGCCTTATAAAGGACTTTCTTAAAAGACAAATGGAAAAACCATCTGAAGATTTTGCTAATTATATATTAGGCGAAATTTATGAAGGAAGAAGAACATCTTCTCTTATAGAAAAATTTATTCCAATAGTAAAAAAATCACTTAATCAATTTATAAATGAAACTATGAGTAATAAATTTAGAGAAACATTAAAAGGATCAGATTCAGAGGATGAGAATAAATCAAAAGAGGAAGCTGCAGCTACTGTCCCTGAAGATAAACATAAAATTTTAACTACGGTTGAGGAACTGGAAGCATACGCAATAATAAAATCAATTTTTAGAAACACTATTGATTTATCACATATTACATATAAGGATACTGAGTCATATTTCGGAATTTTATTTGACAACAATACAAGAAAATGGATTTGCAGATTATCTCTTAATGTTAAAAAAGTATTGACGTTACCCAATGAAGATAAAACTCACACAAAATATGAACTAGAATCTTTAAATGATTTATATTCATATTCTGATAAATTAATTGAAGTCTTAAATAGATATATAGACTAAAATATAAACTTGAATTATAGAAAGACGGTAATATTTGATGAACTTTTTTAACCGTAATATAATGAATAAAATATATAATTTTTTTATTATCCTTCTTTCACTTATAGCAGTAATTCTATGCTTCTTAGATTTATCCAATAAAATAAATATATCTATATATCCCTATAATTATGTAGATAATATAATTTTAATTTTTTTCACTATAGATTATTTTACAAGGCTTGTAATTTCTAAAAGTAAAAAGAAATTTTTTATAAATAATATATTTGATTTAATTGCTATAATTCCTTTTAGTTCAGCCTTTAGAGCTACCCGACTTCTTAGATTCATAAAACTAATTAGATTAACTAAATTCTTTAGATTATTAAGGCTTTTAGCTTTTTTAGAAAAGTTTAAGAACCATACTAGAAATTTTCTATATACAAATGGACTTATATATTTAATATATGTAAATTTAATAACTATAACTGCAGGAGCATTTTCTATATATTTTTTTGAAAAAGGAATAACTGTAAAATCTTTAGGAGATTCCTTCTGGTGGAGTTTCGTAACTGCTACAACCGTTGGATACGGAGATATATCTCCAAAGACTACAGCTGGAAGAATAACTGCAGGTATCCTTATGATAATGGGTATAGGATTCATAAGCTTACTTACTGGTACTATATCAACTTACTTTATAAATAAAACAAGTAATCAACATAAAGGAACTTCTTTAAAACAAAATTATGAAGATCTCCCAAAGGAAGCTCAAAATGAGATTGAAAATTTTATTGATTACATAAGAAATAAATATAAATAGTATATCAGTATAAATTTACCAAATACAGATTATACTAAAATATAGGAAGGAATGATATTCATGAACAAAGAATCTTTATTTGCCATAAAACAATTATTAAAGGAGGAACTATCTCCAATAAAATCCCAACTTGACGCTCTTGAATCTCAAACATCTGAAAATACTCAAATACTTAAAGCACTGGAGCATAGCTCAGAAATACATAAAGCTGACATTGATAATTTAACTCATCAGGTCGCAGAGATTCAAGGTACAGTTAAAAATATGTCTGATAAAATGGATAAAAATTTCTCTGACTTAAATGAGACAAATAAATCTCTGCTTGAAATGTATGGTACCCACGAAGCAGAAATAAGAACTTTAAGACGTAAGCCAGTATAAAATATTTAGAACATAGGAGGATACCCCATGGAAGGTGATAAGATGTTTGATTTAATGACTAAAATGTATGCTGAAATGCAAAATGGATTTAAAGGTGTAAATGAAAGAATTGATGGACTGGAAAATAAAGTAGATAAAACCAACATAACTATCGAGAATGACATAAAACCTAAAATAGAAGCCTTGTTTGATGGATATAAGCAGAACAGTGATAAGCTTGATAGAATTGAAAAACAAGTATCAAAACATGATGAATTTATCATAAGAAGAATTAAATAGGAGTTAATCTCCTATATATTTTTAATATATAAAGAACTGATGTTCTAAATTTTCAGGAGGTAACATTATGTCAAAAGTAAAAAATATAACTAAAAGTTGTAGACATGCTTTAAAAGGATTAAAAGAATCGGGTATTTATAAGAAGGTACTGGCCTATGATCTTGAAGGATGTGAGATATTTTACTGTATAACTAATGATGGCAAGCTACACTTAAGCGGTTCTAGTGATTATGGCTTACCGCCACTTACTGTCATGCTAGACGCCTTTAACCAGCTTACAGATAAAGATATCTCTAATTTCAAATTCATGCAGTCAGAGAAAGTCTTATATTTTATGGAAAAATAGTCGTATTAGAAGGAGGATGCCTTTATGCAAGGTGGAGTTAGAAAGAGAGGTAAGACCTGGTCATATTTTTTTGACATGGGTAGAGTTGATGGAAAACGTAAGAAAAAAGAAAAAGGGGGATTTAAAGGAAAGAAAGAAGCTGAAACAGCTTTAAGGAAAGCATTAAATGAATTTGAAAAATGTGGATCTGTCATTGACGAAAGTAATATTTCAGTATCAGATTACTTTGACTACTGGTATAAAGAATATGTACTGGTTAATTTAAAGTTCCATACTCAGCGATACTATAAATCTATCATTGATAAGCATATAAAGCCAATGATAGGAAGATATAAATTAAAGTCTCTTACCCCTGCTATATTGCAAGAATTTTTAAATAAAAAACATTTAGAGGGTTTTAGTAAAAGTTCTGTAAGTAGTTTCTATGGTGTAATTTCAGGAGCTTTAAAAGCTGCAGTTTATCCTTACCAACTTATAAAAGAAAGTCCTGCGCAATATATAAAAATGCCTAGGTTTGACAATATCAAAAATGAGGACAAGTTAAAAATAATTACAATGGAACAATTCAAATCAATAATTAAAAGATTTCCTCAGGGAAGTAATTTCTATATTCCATTGCAAATAGCTTTTAATACTGGAATGAGAGCTGCTGAAGTATGCGGATTAACTTGGGATTGTGTGGATTTAGAAAACAAGACTATAAAAGTTGAAAAAATATTAGTTGGCAAAGGTAAAGGGATATGGGAATTTGGCACTCCAAAGACAAAGAGTTCTTACAGAAGTATTGATATAGGAGAAACATTATTTAAAATTTTAAGCCATCATAAAACCTGGCAGAAAGAAAACAAACTAAAATACGGGAGATATTATAGAGACTCTGATTTCGTATGTACTAAAGAAAATGGAGTAAATATTACACTTAATTCTCTTAAATATTTAAGCCGTGTAGTAAATTATGAACTTGGAATAAGTTTTCATTTTCATTCATTAAGACACACCCATGCTACAATGCTATTAGAATCTGGAGCAGAACCTAAAGAAATTCAAGAAAGGCTTGGGCATAGTAAAATAGCAACTACAATGGACACTTATTCTCATGTAACTAAAAAAATGAAGAATGATACTGTGAAGATTTTGGAGAGCATATTTGCCACCCAAAAATAA